TTAAATACCGATATATTTTGCGAATTGCGCTGCTGTTTTTTCTTTTCGTTTGTCTGTAATGTGGATATATAAATCCATAGTGATTTGAATAGACGAGTGGCCTAAACGTTCTTGTACGTCCTTAATATTTGCACCAGCTTCTAAAAGTAAACTAGCATGTGTATGTCTAAGACCATGAATAGTAATACGTTTAAGATTATTTTGTTTGATAATCACTTCTAACCATTTACGAGGCTTAGATAATTGGAGATATTCGTTTTTCTGGTTAGAAAATACCAGTTGATTTTTGCTTAACGTATTAATTCCCAATGTTAACAACCATTTTCTTTGTTCTAATCGCCATTTCTTCAAGATGTTCATAGTTTCATCATCGACTGGTATATCTCGCTTAGAATTTTTGGTTTTAGGTTGCTCTACATAAAGGCGTCTATTTTTCCCTCTGGCGAGAGTTTTATTTATCTTGATATAATTATCGTTAAAATCAATGTCTTTCCATGTGAGAGCTAAGAGCTCGCCTACGCGCATCCCTGTGAAGGCTAGTGTCCGAAAAAAAGAATACATACGAATATCTTTTTTCTTTTCTACTGATTTCAAAAAGATTTCTAGTTCTTCTTTATTAAAAAAGTTTAAAGTATCTTCTTCATGAACAGAGACCTTTCTTTTTGGAACTGTGATTTTTTTAAAAGGATTATCTTGTAGATATCCTAATTTAATAGCATAATCACATATACGCGAAGCATTATTGATGAATTCTCTATACAACACAAATTTTTTTACCTTTTCATTAGCGAACTTTTGAGCTATATCAATCGATATTTTATTGATTTTAAGAGCACCAAATGCTGGTAATATATGATTCGCAAACTGTTCTTTTGTTTTAACGAAAGAACTTTCTTTTACTGTTTGCTCATAATTTACAATCCATAGATCGTATACTTCTTGAAAAGTTAACTCTTTAGACTTATTTAGACCATTACTTTCGTATTCCAATTGTAATTTGGTCAGCGCTAATTGAGCTTCTTTTTTTGTTTTAAAACCTCTTCGTGTAGTTCTCACTTGTTTGCCAGTCAAGGGATCTACTCCCAAATAAGTTTGAAACTTCCACAATTTTTCACCGTTTTTCTTTTTGTATTGTTCGAATGTTGCCATTTTTTTCGTCCTTTCGCTCGGGTAAGTGTTCGGACTAAAATAGCTGGCATCACCTCCTTAAGTGGACGTATTTTTATTTAACTCTTAGTTCTTGTCCTGGATAAAGCATGTAGTTATTTGGATCCATACCATTTAACGCTAATAGTTGATCTACCGTAATTCCAGCTCGTTCAGCTATTTGTTTAGGTCCTTCCCCAGGTTGTAAAGTCAAGGTTTCAGTTCCAGATGAAGAAGGTGCTGTGGGTTGAGCTTGATTAGCTGGTACATAATCTTGTGGTACTGATTGCTCCGTTGAACTAGGAGTAGGTGAAACTTGTTCAATGCTTGAACTAGGAGCAGCTTCTGCATAGTTTTCTATACTTTCAACAGAGTAAGTACTACTAGTTTCAGAAGGTGTATTCTGCGCAATATCAGCTTGTTCTAATGTACTAGAAGATGCAACAGTATTTTCTGTTGTAGTCGAAGATAATTGTTCGTGGCTACTTGTTGAGCTAGTAGCTGTTCTAGATTCTTTAGTTTTTTCCTTTTTGTAGGGTTTCAAAACTAATTTCTCTTTATCATCAGATTTGTTAGATTTTTCTGGAGTTAAAATAATATTTTTATCTTCTTTACTGACGGTATATTTGGCATCATTATCTTGGTCTTTATCATCTTTCCAAGTCATAACATCGCCTTCAAGTGTGTACTCAAATTTGTAATTCATTTGGTCGACTAAGCTTTTAGCAAATTCTTCTCCCATAGCCTCCCAGTCGTTACTTGAGGTTGACTTCATAGAACTTGTGTCAACACTAAAAGTTACAACATGATCAGAAAACGATGCGATCATATTGGGTTCGTCTTTTTTGGTTGCTTCAATCAACCAATCATTAGCTTTTAAATCTTCTGTGGTTACTTTTTTACCACAAGCAGTGAAAAGTAATAGAGAAGCAAAAACTAATAAACTTGTTATTATTTTTTTCATTTTTTATTCCTCGCTTCTATGATATGATTTTTATGTACGATCTTAGAAGTAAGGTCATTTGTCCGTGTGCCAGCACGGGCTTTTTTTATTTGAATAAATCCCAAAAACTGAAGGTGGTTTTCTTATATACTTTGTTATACGCTGCTTTCTTTGGATTTTTTATCCATCCAGTGCCTTTTTTACCGTAACCAGGAATTACTGCTTTTTTCACAGCTCTTTTTGCTTTCCCAGTAGTTCTAGCGCTGATAGATTTTTTTATACTTGGTTTTCTCATTCCTATTTTCATCTATATCTTCATCTTCCTTACGTTGTATTATAATTCACAAGTAACGATCGAATTCATCTGGTAATCCAAAGCAGACGAGCTTTTCATATTTTGTCATATGATCAAAGCCGTCTAAAGTTGGATCAATAGTCAGATGAGTTGCGAAATAGTTTGCCTCTTTTTCAATTTTTAATTCAGATACTAGCGTTTTTTTAGATAACATAGGTGTATTTTCGTTTGGATGTAAAACACAGTGGCCTAATTCATGACTACAAGTTATCCATTTTCCCATTTCATCTAAATTAGAATTTATGTGAATCATTTTTATTTGTTTGAATTTACTATAGTAACCATAAATTTCTCCCAAATCTTCTTCTAAAACTAGTATCTTCAATTCTCGTGCAATTCTAAAAGGATTGCGTGTTTGATATAGTTTTACCAGCTTATTAATTTTGTTATCAATTTGAGGTAAATACATAAACAACGTACTCCTTTTAATCGCGATATTTTTTAGGTGTGTATTTTTTCTTAGCTTCTATCTTAGCTATTCTCAACGCATTCTCCAAAGAAATAATAAGAGCTTCACGTGTCGCTTCACTCATTTCACTATCTTTCTTCGAAAAAGCCATTCCATCAGCATTAGATAAATCATCGATTAAGGACTGCAATTCTTTTTGAATATCACGCTCGTCTTTTTCAGTTAAATCGTAGTATCTTTTTTTCTCAGTACGTCCTAGTAAGTAATCAACAGATACATCGAAATAGTTCGCAACTAGTTGAACTTTGTCAACACCAGGATTGTTTTTTCTCCAGCGGTTGATAACCCCATTACCGAATCCAAGTGCTTCTTCTAATTGTCTTATAGATATTTTCTTTTCATTCGCAAGCATTTTTATTTTTTCGTATAAATCCACTTGTATCAACCTTTCTGTTAAATACAAGGTTTTTATATACAAAAAATCTACAAAAACAATTGACAGTGTAGTAAATTTGTATATAATAATCCTTGTAAGATAAATGGTAAGTAAAAAAGCAAATCAAAAAACACACTTCCTAGCATTAAGTTTGGCGACCGAGTGCAGTAAGAAGCTTTGTTATAGGCTTATTTAACTATGTTTTGATTGTAGAATATTTGTATAAATATGTCAATGTTTTTATACAGAAAAACTTACTATTTATCTTACTAAAATATATTAGCGAGGTGAAAAAGATGCCTGATGCAAATGTTGGTAGAGAAAAAGTTCTTCAATATTTAAAAGAAAATAATATTCAAAAAATCGATTTGGCTGTTTTGTATGGGATACCTAAACAAGATATCGGTAATTATCTAGAAGGAAAATTGGTTGATACTCCAAAAGCAAAACAGCTGCTCGTTAAAATTATTGCGGATTTCAAAATTCGATAGGAGGTTCAGGATTATGGAAGTAATCTTAACGCCTGAAAATGAGGCAGCACTTCGTAGCTACATTCATGAAATCATAACTGATGAAATTTCAAAAGCAAGAAGAGATGCCTCAGTTGATAAACGTGTATTAAAGCAAATAGAGATAGCGAAATACTTCGGAGTATCAACTGCAACTATTCGTAAGTGGGAAGATAAAGGACTTCCATTCGGGCGTATAGGCGATCAAAAATTTTACGACAAAGAAAAATGTAGAGCATGGGTTCTAGCACAATAAAATATCGGGTAAGTGTTCGGAAATAATGACAGTAAAGAAGGGGAATTTATGGACAAGCTAAATACAACAATCGTATTCAGTGCGCCAATCATTATTTATCTGCTGAGTGTCTGGGGAAGTAAACAAGCTTTGATCGGGGTAATTGTCTACCTCGTTTGGATGTTCGCAGGGTTAGATGAAGCTGAATATCAAACAAAAAAAAGACACGACCGCCGGCAAGCATAGTCGTGTCAAAAGAAATAAGCTATCAAGGAGAGTTTATCACAATGAATAAAAAAATCCAAAATTTAATCAAAAAGTTAGCGCATGAATGTGCGAATGATGATCTAGGAATGTCAGTTAGTGTAGTCGATGAAAAAGGGGAAGTTGCTCTTGCTCAAGCTGGAAACGATGGCTTGGTTGCATTAAGTGTTTACCAACAATATGAAAAAACAAAATATGACTTGCGGAAGAATAATTGCAATTGCGAAACTCACAGTGCTTTAAGATGTATGTTTGACATTGACGAAGAAGATGCTGAGTTTGAGGAATGGTGCCAGGAATTTCTTAGTTTTGCGGAGAAAATGGAACGCAAGAAAGGTGGTATCAAATTCTGATGATCTCAGTTAAAGGACTAGGCGATGAAATATTCGAAGTAATGATGAATAAAGCGCAACAAGATATCCAAGAAAAAATCTTGACTGCAGCAAGCTATGGACAAACGAGTTGCACTGTTTGTTCAAAAGGATTTACACCATCATTTCTAGCAGCACTAGAAAGCGAAGGTGTTTCAAATATCCAATGTGAAGATGGAAGTGTCAAATTATTTTGGGAATTTTAGGTGATCACGATGAAAGAATTTGATTCTTTAGGTGCCAGACAGCAACTACCAAATGAAGCTAGTCCTGTCGGAGTTGATTGGCAAGGAAATCCGTTGTATCCAGGTGATACTTGCTATCTAACAGAAGAAGGTTATGTACCGGTAGACGCAATTCTAGAGTATGTCCAGCAACATTATCCAAAGATTGAATTAGGAGGAATTTAGGAATGGCAAATGATTTAACACAAACAACACAACGTTCATTAGACGAGCAGGTGATTAGTAATCTTGGTCGGTTACAAGAACAAGGCTTAGAAATGCCACCAGGATACAGTCCACAGAATGCGTTAAAGAGTGCTTTTTTCGAACTTACTAACAATACAGGCGGAAATTTGCTACAGATGGCTGCAAACAATCAAGAAATGAAAACCTCCATTTCTAATGCACTTTTAGACATGGTTATTCAAGGGTTATCTCCAGCAAAAAAACAATGCTATTTCATTAAATACGGAAACAAAGTTCAGCTAATGCGTTCATATTTTGGAACAATGGCGGTCCTTGATCGTGTAACTGGAGGGGCAGATATTACGCCTGTAGTCGTTCGAGCAGGTGATGAGTTTGAAGTTGCAATGGATGGACCAAACATGGTTGTCCAAAAGCATGAAACAAAATTCGAGAATTTAGACAATGAAATCATTGCAGCCTATGTAGTTATCAAGTTAGCAAATGGTAAAGAGACCACAACAGTCATGACGAAAAAGCAAATTGATCAAAGTTGGGCGAAGTCAAAAATGAAAGGTTCTGGACCGCAAAAGGAATTTCCAGAAGAAATGGCTAAACGGACAGTGATCAATCGGGCAGCTAAAGCATTAATTAACACAAGCAACGACAACGATTTATTAGTTCAAGCTGCAAAAGATACGTTAGAAAATGAATTTGACAATGATCGGAAAGATGTAACACCACGAACAGAAAAAGTGGCTACTCTCGAACAAAAATTCTTTTCAAACAAAAAGATTACTGAACCAATACAAAAAGAACCAGATCCGATTGTGATTCCAGATGATATCCAAGATGAAGTAACTCGAGTTACTGATGTACCTGGCCATCCAAAAATAGAGCAAGCACATTTAATCGAAAATGAGGATACCAATCCAATTCAAGAAGAATTGATAGATATTCCAGACTTTGGACGCGAGGAAGGTGTAGAAGATGTCTCAGAATTTGAAGACGACGAGTACCCTTTCTGATGAAAATTATTATTCAAATGAAGCTGACTGGCAGTACATGTCAACATCACAATATAAGTCCTTTTTAAAATGTGAAGCCGCAGCATTGGCCAAGCTCAAAGGCGATTGGCAGCCGATATCTGATCCTAAAGCTCTTTTAGTCGGAAACTACGTACATTCTTATTTTGAGTCAAAAGAAGTACATGAAGCGTTCAAAGAAGAAAATAAATCCAAAATGTTTTCTAGTAGGAAACCGTATGGATTGTTGAAAGATTTCCAAATTGCTGAACAAATGATTGAACGACTTAAACAAGAAGAAGTGTTCATGAACATCTATCAAGGGGAAAAGGAAACGATTGTGACTGGGGAACTGTTTGGGACGCCATGGAAAGGCAAAATTGACTGCTTGAATTTAGAAGAAGAATACTTTGTCGATATCAAAACAACGAAAGACATGCATGAGCGTAAATGGAATGAAAATTATGGATCAAGAGAAACATTCCTAGTTAATTTTGGATATGTACTTCAAATGGCTATATATCAGGAGTTACTTTTACAGCAATACGGAAAGACGTTTACACCGATCATTGCAGCTGTTTCTAAACAAACACCAAGTGAAGCTAGGCTTATAACAATTGAACAAGACAAAATGAATTACGAACTTGTCTTATTAAAAGAAAAAATTGAGCGAATTATCAGAGTGAAGAATGGTGAAGAGAAGCCGAACCATTGCGGTTTATGCGAGTACTGTAGAGGTAATCTTCCAATTACTGGATTCACTAGTATGGATGATTTATAGAACGGTGGGTGAGTAGATGGCAGACAAAGGCTGGATAGCACTTCACCGAAATATCCGAGATCACTGGGTATATCAAGAAAAAAGAGTTTTCTCTAAATACGAAGCGTGGCTAGATTTGCTGATGGATGCCAATCACCAGAATAATAAATTTTTATTTGACGGCCAACTAATAGAGGTAAATCGTGGGGAATTTATTACATCAGTAAGACAGCTATGTGAAAGATGGGGTTGGTCAAACACCAAAGTAAATCGGTTTTTAAAAATGTTGGAAGATGATCAAATGTTGATTCGAAAAAGCGACAGTAAAAAAACTGTTATAACCATTGTCAATTATGACTTTTATCAACGTTACGAATCTAAAGAAACGACACAGAAACGACAGCAAAACGACGCAGAAGCATCACAGAAACACACAAACAACAATGATAAAACAATGAATAACAATGTAAACAATAATAATCCTCGTACCTCTCGAAAAAAACGAGAGTACGCAGATGATGATCCAAATAAAAAATTGGCCATTCTTTTATTAAAACTCATTCGAAAAAATCAAAACATCAAGGAACCTGATTTGGATAAATGGGCGAATACGATTCGTTTAACAATTGAATCTGACAAACGAACTGGTAGAGAAGTTCAAGACATGATTGTGTGGGCCACCAGTAATGATTTCTGGTCAGGCGTGATTTTGTCACCGACTAGCTTAAGAAAGCATTTCGATAAGATGGCTGTCCAAAAAAATAAAAGAAAGCAACAAAATATTTCTAATGATGAGTTACCAGAAACAGGTGAGGATTGGTAATGGATAAAAAACTAAGTGCAATGGCTGCACCTTACGGCGGATTAAAAACAGCAGATCATAATTGTCCGAAATGTGGTGATCCATTGTATATCTGGAAAACAAAAAATAAAGATGGTACTGATCGATGCGGTCCTACATGTATCAATAAGATTTGTGGTTATCGGGAAATGGTAACTAAAAATCAAAAAGAAGCTATCCAAAAAGCGAATGAAGCAATGAAAAAGGACGCTATCAATCGAATGCTTAACAGTTCAATGATTACAGATGATGCCATATGGACCTTCGATTTTGATGGATACAAAGTAGTAGATCAGGAAACAGAACAAATAAAAGGAATGGCTCAAGAATGGGCTAAAAAAATCGCAAGTGGTAGCACGATTCATGCGGTTATTACTGGTAGAACAGGAGCTGGAAAAACTCATTTAGGTGCTGCAGTGATCAAAGAAGTGATGAGGGCATCTAATTATAAAATTGCCTGTTCATTTATAAGCTACCGAGAATTATTAGAGCAATTGAAGTTTGCAATGAATGATCCAGAAGCAAGAAAAGCTGTGACAGGATCGTTGATGGCTGAAATAAAAAAGACAGATTTTGTGGTGATTGATGATTTAGGTGCGGAGCTAGGTCGAATGGAAGAAAACAATCAAGCAACACCATACGATGTCGATGTTCTCACATCACTCACAGAAGCTCGTCTAAACAAAGCTACGATATTCACAACCAATTTATCATCGAAGCAATTAAAACACGCATACGGCGAGCGAGTGTTTTCTCGTGTAATGAACGGGACAAAAGGAAACATAGCCGTATTCAAAACAACGACAGACAAAAGGAGGAATCCAGTTTGACCTTTGTAGTGAAAAAAATGTGCTACTTAGATAGCCGAGGACGAGGGGAAGCCAGCATTGAGTTTGCTAAGCATCACCCGACTAAAGAAGAGGCTGATCTTGTTGCAAGTGTTTGTGGCGGCGAAGTAGTCGAAGTTATTAAACCCAAAAGACGATTTTTAAAACCTAAGACAAAGCCAGTGAAAAAAGAGTGTTGTTATCCGAAAAGTAACCAAGCATGGATGAGAGGTGCAAAATGACTTGTTTAAAATGCAACGATGAAACAGTTATTTGGTATAAGACATCACTTGGATGGTCAACCTGTGAACCTTGTCCAATATGCAATGACAATGGACGACGTTCTAAAGAACGACTCGAGAGATTAAAGAAGGAGCATAGCAAATGGCAACCAGAAGCAAATATGGAAACAAAAAGCATGAAGTAGACGGAATCACATTTGATTCAAAGGCAGAAGCTCGTTATTACATGAAGTTAAAACGAAACGGTATGAGTTTTATGCCTTTATCTGAAATCTACTGTGCCATGCAAGAAAATGTTCTGCTGCAAGAAGGGTATCTATGCAACGATCGTAAGATTGCACCGATTTATTACCGAGCTGATTTTGTGATTTATGAGAATGGCCAAGTGAAAAAAGTGATTGATGTCAAAGGTTATCAAGATGCAATCTCTATGCTCAAAATGAAGATGTTTGCTCATCGATATGGCTTTCCAGTGACATTTGCTAAATTCGATTCAAAAATCAATAAGTTCATTGAAATGGACTGCTTTGAATCAGCAAGACAGCAGCGGAAAAGACAAACGGAACGAAGAAAAAAGAAATTAATGGAGGGAAAATAAAATGACAAAACAAGTGAATTTCAGACCAGAATTAAAGAAAGTAACATCAAAATCAAATGGGAACACAGAAGTATTACTAGTTGTTAGCAACGGATCATTGAGAGGTAGTACTGAAAATTTAACTGAATTTCTTGGCTCAACTGTGACTGTAGTAATTCAACCAGAAACAATCGAATACACAGTGCCAGTAAACAAGCAAACGAAGAAACCAAATATTGAATATGTTGTGAATTCAGATGGCACAATCGAAATGCTCAAAGAAGAGCAGACTTCACTTGATGTCGGCGATGGCGTAGAAGAAGTTGAAAATGTAACTATCCTAGTATCAAAAGAAACAATTGATGAATTTATTAAAACAGCAACGACATTACAACTACCAGAAAATGTCACCGTAAATATTCGAGACGTTCTTATCCGTTTAGATGAAGGCGACAGTATGAATGAAATTGCTGCAGATCATGAATTATCAGAGACTGCTTTAATTGATCAAATCGAATTAGCTAGACAATACTTTGCTCCATATGCAGATAGCTGGTCCAAACATAAGGACGACATCATTTTTCCAGAGGAACAATGAGATCAACTGATCCAGTAATTATCCTTGAGGAAGCCAAATTTATTTGGACTCACGAAGAGATAGAGCAAGCACGCTTGCTCTTTTCTCAAGGAGTTAAGCCGAGCAAAGTAGCTGAAATAATGGATCAAAAGATCCTTGATGTCGGATTGCTTTTGCTCCATTTAGCAGAAAAAAATTTAATTTGAGGTGAAAATGATGATTCAACTCGCAGGCATTCAAACAGGAAAAATTTATTCTTTAGTTAGAATGAGACAACCTAATTTTTATTAAAAACTTATATGATTATGGGAGAGGGAATCAATCATATTAATAAACTATCAAGTATGATTAAAAATAATAATAGTTTTTAGTCGTAAGGAGAAGAACCGTATATAGTGCCCTCGCCTTCATTTATTGCGAGATGAGCAATATTAATTTTGAGAACATTATCTTTTATTGCAGTGTTTAGTGGTTCATATTTTTCATTAAAATAGAAATTTTTATTTAGTGTTACTATTAACTCGTGAGCAATTTGTCTCATAAGTGCATAGTGTAAATTTTCAAAAGGTAAATTTTTAGAGAATGTATTTAGTTGCTGCATACTCATGCTATATACGGATTGTTTTAAGTTATGGTATTTTTTATCTATTTCTGCATCAATATGCGCTCCACCATCTTGATCTGCTAAATAGCCAATAATTTCTTTTCTAGTAAAACTATCATTGCCATTAATAAGCATTTTTGTGTTATACCAATGATCAAAGGACAAAAGAGGAACCAAATTTGGGGATGGGCCATCTTTATCGAATAAGGGCCAATAGGTATTAAAATATTGACCATTAAGTTTATTTGGTATTGTTGCTATAGTTACCGGACCGGAATAAAGAACTACATCTTTAATAAACAAACTTGTATTATAATAAAGAAGACTGTCTTTTACACCCAGTTGTTTAAGTAAACTTGCTGAATTTCTGGTATCTCTTAACAGTACTCTAGAAGTTGTAGCTAAGCGTTTAGCCTCAAAAAAATTTCCTTTATCAAATTGTGATGCAGATTGCAACAAGAAATGATATTGTTCATTTAAACTATCCCTCAAGTTATCTTCAGTAATTTTTATTTTATTTTCTTTTTGTTTTGCCATAAAAAATCCTCCTTAATTTAGTCTCAAAAATAAAAAGCTATTTATTTCGAAATAGCAGCGCAATACTATTTTATCATATAAGGGGTGGCGTTTGTGAGATTTCAGTGGTTAAAAGATTATCAAGAACTTGATGAGCAGATTCTTTACTTAAAGTGGAATCTTAATAAAAGTAAGATTGAATTGAATCGATGGGTCAATGGAGATTTAGCAGACGTCCGTATCGAAAAAAATTCTAGATCAGCTTCTTTAGAAGAAAATATTCAAAAGATAGAAAATGAAATTGATTTACTCGAAGAACAAAGAAAAGAAATGCTTGCTATTATTAATTCGTTTAAAGGGATTGATAATGAGATTATTCGGAAGAAGTATATCGAAGGTTGCTCATTAGAGTTAATAGCCGAAGAGATTGGCTACAGCGCATCTTACGTCAGACAAAGACACGCAGAAATTCGTAAAACTTTAGACTTCTTAGATGAGTATGAACAAAATAAACTGAGTAGAGAAAGTAAATTAGGCGAGATTGATTATTACAACAATCGTAGAGAAGAGGCTGAACAGATTAGTTTGTTTTAAAATTACAATGTTCACTAAATGTTCGAACATTGTAGCTATGTAAACATTGTTAGCAGCATGATATTCTATTAGTGTCAAAAAAATATGAAAGAGCCAAGATATCCCAACTTTTTTTATTGGAATCTGTGGCTCTTTTCTATTGTTTATTCGTTTAAAAATTTTTCGGCTACATTTGCATCATAATCTGCTGCAATAAATTGTGCTGCTGATTTAATGAAAGCTATCATATCTCTGATGTCTTTATCAGTATGTTTTCGAACATAGTGTGTTTCATCATTACCAAGCCAAGTGGCTGCTTTTGCTAATTTTTGAAGTTTTGAAAAATCAGTTAAATATTTTTCTATAACTTTACCTAAAGGCATTTTTTCAATTTCTTCTTTATCATCTATATTGTTTGAAATTGCATAATCTTTGATGAGAAATTCTAAAGCTTTTCTATATCCAACTCCAGCGATTCGATTTAGTTTCTCAGATTCAGCTTTTGTTGCTTGAGAATATATTTCAACAAATTCCGAAGAAACATGTTCGATATTTTCTGGTAAGTCTACTTCAATAGGGGGACGATAATCATCTGGAATTAATTCATACCGGCTAATCATTGTTCGTGTGTCCCAATTGTACAAATAACGTAGACTGAAAAAATTATTGCATTCCATAAAGGAACATCTAGCTAAAACTCCGATTATGTGATGATCGTCGCCGGAATTATCGGAAGAAAAAGCTCCATATACAAAAGGAACCATAACTTGACCACAGTGAGGACAATTGTTTGGCAGATCTATTGACCCAGAATATTTACCATTTCTGAATTGAATAGTAATGTTAGTTTTCATATGAGCACCTCATTCTTTTTCTATAAAGATAACATAAATCAAAAAAAATATATAGGAGAATAAACGAATGAATGATTTTCATGAAGCAGTACTAAGTGTTGAGGTTCCGGCTGATACAGGGAATGTCTATAAGAAGGCAATCGAAGCAGAGAATAGTCCATACAGAGAAAATTGGAATGGTAATCATGTATACGTACGTGTGGATAAAGAAAATGATATTCCTGGTTATGGCGCTGAGTTTTTAGTGATTTCTTTATTATCCCACACTCTATCCAATCTGCAGGAAACTGTTGAATGGTACGAGTTGATGGGCGCAAAAATAATTAGCTCAAATTACAAAGGAGAGAATCAAAATGGTAATGAGAAAAATTAGATCATCAATTACTGGAACCGAGTATTGGGATTCAGAAAAGAAAAAGACTGTTGTAGTTCCGAAAGGTCAAGAACCTAAATTTGGTACAAGTGAACAGACAGATATGAATGTAGTTGCCAAGACGATTGTTGGTGATGACGTCTTGTTTAAGAGTGGTGAATTAATTCATTTATCAGGAGAAGAATTAGAAAGCGATGGAAACACCGCTGCTGACTTTGATGGAGAAAAAGTTACCGATGATCAGTCCGCTGAAGAAACGGATGAACTGGACAACATGACTGCAAAAGAATTGCGTGCATACGCTAAGAAACATAGCATTGATATTCCTGGCGCTATCCGTGCAAAAGGCGACATCCTAAAATTTATCCGTGAATCAGAATGAAATACTGTCAGTTTGATGGATGCACGAACAAGATAGCAAAGGGGATCTATTGTGCCGAACACAAGCGATCAAGTAAATTGCGCAAGAAGAAACAACAAGCAAAGTCTGTTTATCATCATGAGAACAAACCATTCTATCGAACACAGGCATGGAAGGATATGCGTCAATTTATTTATGAAAGAGAAAGTGGACACTGTCAGCGATGCGGTCAGTTCATCTTCGGCAAGAGGGCACACGTCCATCACATTGTACCCATCAAAGACAATGAACTGCTTAAGCTTGATCCAAACAATCTCATGCTTTTATGTTCAAAATGTCATCCAATTGTTGAAAACGAAACGGAAGACAAAAAGATTTTCCCTTCATATTTCAATTGAAGCCCCCCTATCCATTTTCAAAATTTTTTTACGTGGGGAGATAGGGTAGCGGGGAGTCACGCGCATCGTTAGGTCAAATTTTTCAAAAACAAAGGGGGGTGTATAAAAAAATGACGACTAAAGCGCAACGTAAAGCGATTATTGATGAAAAAGTAAGTGCTGAAAAAGCTCGTATCTTAGAAATAATGCGTAAGTCTGATTTGTACACTATCACTCTTGATCCGCTTATTGAATCATATCTGGATATTTTTGAAATATACCAACATAAATATTTATTGTGGAAAGAAAAAGGTTTTCCAGAAACTCAAAAATTCACGAATAAATCAGGTGCTACTAATCAATCAAAACATCCATTAGCGCAACAAGTAGAAACTTGGGCAGATAAGAAGATGAAAGCTCTGGATTTATTAGGCTTAACGAACAAAGCAAAAACTGGTAGACAAATTACTGGAGGATCGACTGCAAGAAAAGATGAAGAAATTACACGTCCGGAAGTAAAACCAGTAGATGAACTAGCAGCGCACAGAAATAAATGGCGTAAGAAGGCAGGTGCTGAAAAATGATTGAACCTGGTGTAAATTATGCTGATTTATTTGCAAAAGAAGTAAGAAAGAAACCTAAGAAGTATCCTAAAACCGTTCGTTTAGCAATAGATCGTTGGTATAGGTGGAAAAAAAGAAAAGACATTTGGTTTGATGTAGATCGGGCGAATGAAATGATGGATTGGGTAGAAACATTTATTGTTCACACAAAAGGAGAAATGGTAGGAAAACCATTTCTTTTAGAATCCTGGGAAAAATTTATTTATTCTTGGATTTATGGTTGGGTTAAAGAAAATGAAAAAGGACAAACTGTTCGCGTTACTCGTGAGGCTTATGTTCAAATCCCAAAAAAGAATGGTAAAACATTGATTGCCGTAGGTTCATTAGGTTATGCAATGTACGGTGAAGGTGCTTTATCAGTCGATTGTTATGCGTGCGCCTCTGATTTTGCTCAAGCTCAATATGCTGCTAAACCTTTTGCGGCTACCATCTTAAACAATCCAATTCTACTTGAAGGAACAAAAATATTTAAAGGACCAAAGGGAACTGTTTCTAGTATCACTTATGATTATATTCATAAAGATATGGCTTACTCGAATAAATTTATTGTTCAAACGAAGAATATTGATAACATTGAGGGTTCAAATCCATATTTTGTGTTGAATGATGAATTGCATAAGCAAGAGAAAATGGAACAGTATGACAATTTTAAGTCTGCTCAAATATCTTTACCACAGCCATTGATGTTTAATATCTCAACTGCTGGGAAAGGTTCGTCGTCTGTTGGAATGCGTGTATATCGCGAAGCAAAAGAAGTGTTGAAACGCGATGATAATGATTCAAACTTTGTTCTAATCTATGAGCCAAATAAAAATTATGATTGGACGGATAGAAAAGTCTGGGAAATGTGCAATCCTAACTGGGGAATATCAGTCGATTTATCTGCTTTAGAATCGGCATTTAAAACAGCGCAACGGTCAGCTCATTCCAAAGCTGAATTTCTAACGAAACACTTGGATGTATTTGTGAACGGCGCGGATAATTTCTTTGAACAGGATCAAGTAGAGCCATGTTTAGTTACCACACAAGAACTTGGTGATTTAAGTGGCGAACCATGTTATATCGGTTTAGATTTATCACGTACACGAGATTTGACCTGTGTATCTTTAAACTTCCCAACATGGGATGAAGATGGTAAAGCGGTTCTTAAAGTAAAGCAACTCTATTTTATTCCGAATGAAGATTTAGAGTTTCGAGAAAAAGAAGATAATGTTCCTTACAGTGATTTGGCTGAACAAGGTTTCGTTGAATTTTGCGATGGAAAAATGATTGATCAAGATCAGATTTTGCAGTACATAGAGGACTGCATGGATTTATATGATATTCAGCAAGTAAATTATGATCCAGCAATGAGCGATAAACTTGTTGAGAAACTAGAAAACTTAGGATTGGAATGCGTTGAGGTTGCCCAATATCCTAAAGTATTGAATGCACCTTTTGACGATGTCGAGCGGTTGTTTTATGAGAAACGGATTCAATTTGATAATCCATTATTCCTATATTGCACTTTAAACGTTGTAGCAATTACTAACATCAATGGACAAAAAGCGCCAAGTAAACGCCAATCAAAGAAAAAGATTGATGGGTTCGTGGCGTTTTTGTGCGGTCATAAGGAAACGATGAATCAAATGACAGATATTGATTCGGATGAGTTAGATGATTATCTAAGTTCCATTTATAGATAAATAGAAAGGCGGTGAGAAAAATTGAAATTACGTGATCGGTTATCGAATGCAGTTTATTCTTTTATGGAAAAACGTGGATATATCGAGGATATTTTTGGACACTACACACGTTATGGTCAAAGATATGTGACGGATTCATCTATCATGGAATCTTCTGATGTTTATGAATTAGTTCAAGACATATCCAATCAGGTGGCATTGGCCACACCGATTGTTATTGGTCCTGATGGCAACGAAGTCAAAGATCATCACTTGCTAAAGATTTTGAAGAGTCCAAATGATTATTTGACCGGATTCGAATTTACTAAATTGGAAATAAATACTTTATTGATCAATGGTGAGACATTCCCATTAACGGATAGGGATCAGCTCCATTTGGCGTACGGTGTAACAACTAAGATCAATGAACGACTTCAAGAAGAATTTGAAATGAATGGTCAAAAAATACCTGGTCAAATGATTCGACACATTAAGAACATCGGAACTGATTCATTAAAAGGTGCTGGAATAATTGATCTTGCAAGAAACACTCTGGAAGGCGTTCTGAGCGCTGAAAAAGTTTTGACGGATAAATATACTAAAGGCGGTTTACTTGCGTTCATGCTTAAACTAGACGCCCACATCAATCCAAATAATAGCGCCCAAACAAAAATTGTCAAAGCTATATTGGATCAACTGGAAGGAACGCAAAATGAGAGTGATCATTCTGTTAAGATGATTCCTTTGGGAAAAGGATATTCCATCGAGACATTAAAAAGTCCTGTTGATGATGCGGCAATTTTGAACTATTTAGGTGTTTACAAAAAAGACTTAGGAAAATTTCTAGGAATCAATGTTGATACGTATCAATCGCTGATGAAGACAGATATTGAAAAAGCGATGATGTATCTGCACAACAAAGCAATCAAACCAATATTGAAAAACAAGAGCGAACATTACACCGCTCTTTTTTTTATGCCTAATTCTGGCTATAGAGTGGAATGGAAAATTAATATTTTGGATTTTGTTCCTTACTCAACAAAAACAAATATTGGCTACAACATCGTTCGTACCGGGATTACAAGTCCAGATAACGTGGCAGAAATGCTTGGTTTTCCTAAACAGAATACTCCAGAAACACAAGCTATCTATATTTCAAATGACTTATCTAGGATTGGCCAGAAAAATGCAACAGATGATTCCTTACCAACGAATGATCAAGACTTGAAAGGAGGTGATGGAAATGAAGAAGAAGGAAATTCGCACGATTGACATCACCAACCTTTCAACGCGTTCTGATGAAGAAACTCATACGAGGACCATTAGTGGATATGCTGCTGTATTCAATAGCCCAACACTATTATGGGACGATTTGAGTGAAGTAATTGCACCAGGCGCTTTTGCTAGAACGATTAGTAACTCCGATGTACGTTGCTTATTTAATCACGATTGGTCTAATGTACTAGGGCGAACCAAAAGCGGAACCCTTCGATTGTCAGAAGACGATCATGGTTTGAAATTCGAAGTCGATTTGCCAGATACAACGGTAGCAAGAGACTTGGTTAAATCTATGGAACGCGGAGACATTAATCAATGTAGTTTTGGATTTGTACCAACTGAAGAAACATGGGATTACAATTCAGAACCTATGCTTCGAACAATTAGCGAAGTGGAATTATATGAAGTTTCTATTGTTCCTTTGCCGGCTTATGAAGATACAGAGGCAGCGCTAAGGAGCCGTGATGATTTAGAAAAAAATATTGCACAAAGAAAAGAATTAATCAAAAAAATTAATCAAGCGCTAGAAGCGTAGGAGGAAACTATTATGGACAAAGAATTATTGAAAAAAATGAAGGCACGTCGCGAACAACGTTTAGCTGAATTACGCCAAAAAATTGAATCTGAGGAATTACGTGAAGCAGATTTAGAAGCCGTGAAAGAAGAAATTGACAGTGTTATTGATGAATTGAACGGAATTAAAGACGAATTAGGCGCAGATTCTGGAACTGATGAAACAGACGACAATACAGATGATCAATCGAATAGTACGGATTCAGACGAAAGCCGTTCTGGTGAAGACAACGATCAAGAAGAAGATTCAGACAGTGAAGATAGTTCAGAAAATCGTTCTGGAATGATTACTCAACAGCAACGAGATGGATTACTTGGATCAATTAAGAACGGATTGGAGGCACGTGCAAAAATGACCAAGAAACAAAAAGATCAACAACTACGAAAAGCATTTGCTAATTTTGTAGTTGGAAATATTTCTGAAGCAGAAGCTCGAGCTTTAGGGATTGAAGCTGGCAACGGTTCAGTTACTGTCCCAGAAGTAATTGCATCTGAAGTTATTACTTATGCTCAAGAAGAAAATTTACTTCGTAAATACGGAACAGTGGTGCGAACATCAGGAGATGTCAAATATCCAATTCTTGTGAAGAAAGCAGATGCGAATGTAAACAAGAAAGAGCGTTCAACTGATATTGCTGAAACAGCTATTCAGTTTGATGAAATTTTGCTTGATCCTGCCGAATTCGATGCTTTGGCAACAGTAACTAAAAAATTACTAAAAATGTCTGGTGTTCCAGTTGAAGATATTGTTGTGGAAGAATTGAAAAAAGCTTATGTGCGTAAAGAAATCAATTATATGTTCAATGGTGATGACGCTGGAAATGAAAATCCTGGTGCATTAGCCAAAAAGGCTGTAGCATTTGAAAAACCTTTAGATCTAACTGCTGCAGGTGCTGGGCAAAAATTATATGATGCATTAATCGAATTTAAAAATACACCAGTGACAGAAGTGATGAAAAAGGGACGCTTTATTATTAATCGAGCTGCTTTGACTGCTATTGAAAAAATGAAAACAGATGATGGATTTCCTTTGTTGCGTCCATTTACACAAGCAGAAGGTGGAATAGGTTACCAATTAGTTGGCTATCCTGTGGATTGGACAGATGCAGCAGATAAAAAAGGCGAACCAGATACGCCAATCTTATATTTTGGTGATTTTTCTGCGTTCAAAATTCAAGAAGTTATTGGTGCCTTGGAAATTCAAAAACTTGTTGAAAAATTCTCTGGTAAAAATCAAATTGGATTTCAAATTTACAACTTGCTAGATGGCCAATTGGTTTATTCTCCATTTGAACCAGCGGTATATCGCTACGAAATTACAAAACCAGTTGGTGATTAAGATGGAGAATCAAACTAAAGAATTGTCTTTAGAGGAAAAATTCAAATCACATATTCATTTTGAAGAGGGCATGGATGATTCTTTGCTCTCTTTTTATTTAAATATGGCAAAAGCTTATGTCAAAACAGCAACTGGTGGCCAACAAGAATATCTTATTTTGATGGTTGCCGGCATTGCCTATGAATATAGAGTTTCAGAGGATGAACTCGACAAAGCTATGAATGCTATGACGCCATTTATCGTGCAAGGAGCGATTCAAAATGCCGAAGAGACAGACTAATAATCTCAGATGGAAAGCCGAATTGCTAGACATCAAAACAGGAACAGACGGAAACGATCGTCCAACTACAATTTACGAATTTAAGCGCCCAATATTCTATGAAGAACTCGGTGTGACTTCTCAAGAAAAATATTTATCACAGCAAGCCAAGACGGACGTTGTCAGGCGAATTAGAGTAAGATGGGATAAATCTATCACAGAGAAATTCAGTGCGCTCAAAATTGATTCTGTGACGTATAACATTACTCGCATTTATACGAATCCCGATACAAGAGAAATGGAGCTGAGTTTAGCTTATGTCGATTAGCTTTGATGAATTGAAAACAGCTCTGAAATCAACGAAGTTACCAGTGTTCAGAGACAAAGCCAGATTAGGAACGATGTATCCATACATCGTGTACTCAAATGTGAGTAACAGTAAAAAAATGGCATCCGGTAAAGTCTATAAAAAATTACCGTATTATCAAATTTCTTTTTTCACACTTGGAACAGAACAGGATTTAGCTGTTATTGAAGAAGCATTACAAAATGCTGGTATTCCATATTCAGATTTTACAGGTATACAAGGTGATGAGAACGACGATACCGTGACCAACTATTACACATATGTGAGGTGTGTGGAAAATGCTAAGTAATAAGAATGGTTTTTCTGAAATGTCGGATTATTTAGGAAACCTTTCAAAGGTAGATCCGAAAAAAATATCAATAGAATCTTTAGAAGAAGCTGCTAATTTTTACATGAAGCAACTATTGCCTAAGATACCTAAGTCATTATTAAAGAAAAAACATATGAAAGATCATGTAAAAGTTGTAGTAGAAGATGATCGAGTAAAAGTCCAATTTGAAGATACAGCCTTTTATTGGCGTTTTGCTGAAAATGGGACAACAAAGCAACGCGCTCAACATTTTGCAAGTAGAACATATGAGCAAAATAAGCAACAGATTGAAGAAATTATGACAAAGAAAATTATTAAAATGTGGGAAGGATGATCTAAGTGGGAAAGCAAGATACTTTCTATTTTGAAGGATTAGACGATATATTGATTGGTATGATGGCTACTCCTGATACTGTTGGAGAAGCACCAACTTATAGCGAGATTGTTCGTTTGCCAATTGCTACAAAATTAGGAATAAAGGGAAATGGAACAGCTCTTGAAAAATGGGCATCTAGTAAAATGTTTCGGCGTGTAAGTCGAGAAACAAAACATGAGTTAGCTCTGGATCATGTAGGAATTCCAATTGCTGTTATGGACGAATTGAAAGGTTTGATTGCTGAAAGTGGTGTAACCTTTGGTAAAAATACTGCTCGTGAATTTCCTTATTTCGCATTTGGTTTTATTGGAAATATTGAAAACGGTGGAAAGAAAGCTGTTTGGTATCCCAAAACACAGTTGTCCAATGTTATTGATGAAGAATATGCTACTGCTGATGATGAAACGAAAATTGATGATGTAACTGCGAACTTCATTTCATCTGGATTGAAGTATAACAACGTAATGTATTCAAGCTTTGATTCAAATAGAGACGGAGCTTCTCTAGAATTATTTAATAAATTCATTGCTCAACCTGTATACGATGAAGAACAGTGGAAAACATTGGCTAAAGTTGGAGGTGCAGGTTAATGGCTCGGTTATCTGATTATGGAATTCACGTTGAAGACTTAAAAAATTCTGCTATTGTCACTATTCAAGGGGTAGAATTACCTATCTCATTTACTATGCAAACAATGGAATTTATAGCAGATGTATATGGTGGAGATTATTCGCAATTCGAATCTGATATGAATGCCATGCTATATAAAAAAGAAGGAAAAATTTCTTCTGCTAACTTATCACCTAGTGACTTAAAAATCATGCGTGCCTTGATTTATGCAATGTTGCGCACTGGTGGTTTAGAGGAAGATCCAGAAACTATTTTTAAATTCTTAGGAATGAGTGGAGAGGTGTTGTCTGCTTATAGTACCTGTATGGAAATTTTTGCTAGTCAGACATTTCAGGTAGAAGACCTAAAAAAATCCAAGAAGCCACAAGACTTTCAAAAAGCGCAAGCAAAAAGAAAGAAAAACAAAAAGAATCGGAAGAAATAGGAACTCCTTGGAGTTTTTATATTTATGTTGCTCTCACTCTATTAAATTGGAGTGAGAGTTTCTTTTTGAAATCTACGCCTAACTTGTGGCTGAAATCATACCTACAGTGGTTACAACAAAATACTGAGTTTGAGCCACCTCAATCCATAACTATGGATAAGAGTCCTTGGTGGTAGGAAAGGAGCGCTAAAATGTCAGGGAAAGAATCAGATGTTGTTTTAAATTTTAAAACGAATGGCGAAGTTAGCTATTCAAAAACAATTAAAGAAATCAATAAAGAAATGAACTTAGCAGCTACTGAGTACAAAAACCAAGTGTCTGCCATGGATAAGGATGCAACTCAAACAGAGAAATTAACAGCTGCTAAGAAAAAATTAGAAAAACAACTTTCTTTAGCAGAAAAGCGAACCCAGATGTTAAGGGAAGAGTATGAAAAATCAGTTAAAGAAACTGGTGAATATTCAGACCAATCTCAAAAACTCTATAAAAGACTTTTGGAATCTGAAACAGGAGAAAATAAACTGCGTTCTGCATTAGAGCAAACTAATGATGCATTAAAAGAACAGGGGAATGTTTCTGTTGATACCGCAAAAAAACTTCAAAAAATAGAAGAAGTTGGTGATAAAATTTCAGGTGTTGGTAAGAAACTATCTGTAGGAATTACGGCTCCTTTAGTTGGAATTGCGGCCATCGGGACTAAGACAGCGAATGAATTGAATACAGCTCAAACACAAATTCAAGCAGCATTTGGTATGACAGAGTCAGAAGCAAAAAATTTAAATCAAGCAGTAAAAGATGTTTTTGCTTCGGGTATGGTTGATAGCATTGATGAATCTAAAGAAGCTGTTATCCAGTTAATTAATCAAATGCCAAAATTAAAAAATGAAAGCTCTGAATCTATAAAAGATATTATTTTACAAGCAAAATCTTTAGAAGAAACATTTGATTCTGATATGGAAGAGACGTTAAAAGGCGCCAATGCTTTGATGACGAATTATGGAATGTCTGGTCAAGAAGCGATGGATATGATTACAGTAGCTACTCAAAATGGTTTAGATAAATCACATGAGTTAGGTGATAACTTAGCTGAATATGCTATTCAATTTAAACAAAATGGTTATTCAGCTCAAGAAATGTTTGAAGTGTTAGATTCAGGACTAAAAGGTGGCGCGTACAATCTTGATAAGGTCAATGACTTGGCAAAAGAGTTTGGCATTCGAATCTCTGACGGCTCAATTCAATCAGCAGTTGAGGAATTAGGTGGAGAATGGCAAGAACTCTATAATACTATGAAAGATGGAGGCGCAAGCAATGAAGAAATATTTGATGCCTTAGCTAAAAAGATTTCTCAAGTTGGTGATGACACAGAGAAAGCAACTCTTGTTTCCACAATATTTGGCTCTTTAGGGGAAGATAATGCTACAAAGGTAATTGAAGCGATGGCTGGCTTATCTAAAGAAACGGAAAGTGTAAAAGGCAGTTATGATGATGTGACTGGTGCTGGGAAAAATTTATCAGATCAAATGCAAGAAACAGTGACTTATCAAAGTGCTATGAATGAGCTTATGCTAGCCGGAGCAGATGTTGGCGAAGTATTTGCTCCGTATATTCAAATGGCTGCTGATACCGTTAAATCTTTCGCACAATGGTTTCAAAGTTTAGATACAAATACTAAAAATTGGATTGTAACAATTGGACTTATAGCGGCTGCAGTTGGTCCTGCTCTTGTTGTTTTAGGAACATTGGCGGGGTCGGTATCTCATCTTGTTAAAGGAGTTCAAGGGTTTAAAAAAGTGTGGGGAGGACTCTCTGATTTATTTGGTTTAACCGGAGGTTGGGTAGCAATAGCTGTCATTGCAATAGGAGCATTAATTGCAGGGTTAGTATGGGCCTATAATAATGTTCAATGGTTTCATGATGGGGTAAATGCTTTCTTCAAAGGCGTATCAGATGTAGCCGTTGAGATATTTAATTTTGTAGGTGGATTTATTAGTAATGTTTTTGGGGGGATTGTAGCAAATTTCAACAATTTTTTTAATGCTGGAAAACGAATTTTCAATGGATTTATCGATTTTGTAACAGGAGTATTTACTGGGAATTGGTCAAAAGCATGGCAAGGTGTTGTGGATATTTTTGGAGGTATTTTCGATGGTATTGTTGCTGTGGGAAAAGCTCCTATCAATGCCATGATTGGTTTGATTAATGGATTTATTGGTGGACTGAATAATATCAAAATACCAAAATGGGTTCCTGGTATCGGCGGCAAATCATTTTCTATATCTAAACTACCTTATTTAGCTCAAGGTGGTCATTTAATCAATGGTCAAGCGATTGTTGGGGAAGCTGGTCCAGAGTTATTGACTGCAAAGAATGGAAAAACAACGGTTACTCCATTATCTGACGAAGAAAAACGTAGAGGTATTGGCGGAAAAGTTTCTGGCGGTAATATTGAACAGCATATCCATATTGCAAAAGTTGATGCAAATAACCCATCAGAATTAGATCGAATGAACCGTAAATTTGCAAGAGCTAATCGACAAGCTATTTATGATTTGGGAGGTGTTCCGGAATGAGTCAACGATTCATGAAACCAGATGAGCCGAATTTTATCTGGAAAAACTTAAATGCTACTCTCGATATGAATTGTATTATCGAGAGTGAACTTCCTGAGGTCATGCCAGCTAAAAGATATGAAACATATACTGTTCAAGGTAGAAATGGTGAATTGAATGAAACCTTTGGTGATTATGAATCTTTTGACTTAAAAATTGAGAATATCACTATTCCCCATTCTAAACTTCGAGAGGTCAAAAAGTGGCTTTCTGGAAGTAGTAGACTAATTACGCATAATGATCCAGATAAATATTTAGATGCTATTTGTAATATAGGCGAAGAAGTCAAATTCGAAAACGAATGGGGCTTCTTTTATACGTTTACTGTCACGTTTAGATGTCAACCATTTAAGCGAAAGCTGAATGAACAACCAATTGAATTTAGCACAAATGAAATCGAGGTATACGATCCAGGCGATGAGGTAGCACATCCTTATTTTGAGATTGAATCGAGCGGAGGAGACATCACACTAACAATTGGTGACGAGAGCCTTACTGTACTAAATACGTTGGCAAGTACATTTACTGTTGATACTGAATTGGGTAAATCAATTCAAGAGGATTTACCACTATTTACAAAAGGAGATTGGCCAACGTTGAGTCCAGGGAAAAATCTTATCAAGGTTAGTGGCTCATTTTCAAAAATCAAGTTATGGAGAAGGAGTGTTTATTTGTGAAACAGGAGTTCATTTATGCTTATAAAGAAATGCCTGACGATTTGAATACCAATGGAATTGTTTTACTTGATTGGGAAGATTTGCCAGAAATCAATCGTGTATTGAATGGACAATATCGTTTTTATGGAAATTATTCTAGAAAGGGTGAATTTCGCTCTTACCTAAAAAAAGGAAATTTCATAAAAGCAAAAGTACCTGATGGATCATGGCAGTATTTTGAGATATACAATGTCAAAAAGAATCTGAATTCTGTTTCAGTAACCGCAAGGCATATTGGTTTTATGGCCAATAAAAATTTTATTATCGAGTCTTTCACAGATAATGGCAATGGAACGCAAATCATGAACAATCTAAAATCCAGTTTGGCATTCTCACAAAAATTCAATTATCTTTCAAACGTTGGAACAACACATCAGTTCACTGCAAAACAAGTAGCACCAGTTGAAGCTATTATTGGTTCGAATAATGGAAATGAAAATTTGGCTAGTGTGGCAAGTGCAGAATTAGATATGAATAACTATGATTTGAATTTAGTCAAACAAATTGGAGCTGATAATGGATTTAGAATTGATTTCGGCTTAAATCTCGAAGCTATTGAGGAAGAAATAGACGAAGAATCTATTGTAAACAGTCTATTTCTGGTTGGTGGTGTTCCTGACAATGATTATGACGAAGACAAAGACCCTATCACCTATGGATTTTTAGAAATAGATGGAGTAACGGATGAAAATCGGCGCATAGGTAAAAGAGAGAATTCAGATTGTAAAACAATCGACGAACTAAAGAAATGGGGAAATACACTTTTTGAAAATGATCGTATTCATGAACCTAAAGCAACTCATACCGTTAGCATGGTCTCGCTAGAACATACTTTGGAATACGGTGAAATGTATCGGAAGCTTTCAACTCTAAGCTTTGGTGATGTTGTTCATGTAAGAGCAAAACAACTTGATATTGAAATCACTGAGCGAGTAGTTGAATATACATACTTTCCTACATTAGGAAAGTATAAAGATCTAGTATTGGGAAATGATTTAACTCTTTATACTTCTACAGTGAATTCTCAAACTCAAGAACTCAAAAAGAAAATCGATAATCGGACAGAAACATTAGTGCAAAACGTACTCAATGCAACGGCATGGATCACTGGGAATTCTGGTGGACATGTCGTTTTTCGTCCAGAGAAAGCACCATCCGAGATACTTATTATGGATACTGATAATGTGGCTAGTGCAAAGCGTGTTTGGCGATGGAATTTGAAAGGTTTAGGTTATTCAGATAATGGCATAAATGGCCCATTCGGTATTGCTATCACATCAAAAGGAGAAATTGTTGCTGACTTCATCAAAGTAGGAACAATAAATGCAGAAGTATTCGAAACTTCCTTTAATGCTTATGGTGATGTGTTAAAACTTGTAAAAGGCACACTTCAAATTTGGAATGAAAACAAAAAAATCATGGAGCTAACCAAAAAAGGTATGGAATTCTGGAATAGAAAAGAATCCATTGGAACGATTGGAACAACAGATTCAGCAGGAAATCCATTTCCAAATGCTGTAACACCTACACCTCTTGAGGAAAATTCTTTGGTAATACGTACAAATGGCGATGGAAAATACATTTTAATTTCTCCAACTGCAGAAAAAGGATTTGTGTTATTAGGAAACGGAAAAGCATATTATTTCGGTGATTTAGATATTCAGGGAAAACTTACTGTTAGAGGTAAAGAAGTGATACCAGGACAAAATGGCGGCCCATCTGGCGGAGGAGAAACACCTGGTGGGTATCCTGATGAATTAAAAACAGATGCAGAAAAGAGAGCTTGGAGAATATACGATATTTTGTGTAATAACGGATTTACGAAACAATCTGCATGTGGAATATTGGGGAACATTCAACAAGAAACAGGAGGAACTTTTGATCCTGATACTGTTCAAATAGGTGGACCAGCATACGGATTAGTTCAGTGGGATGGTTCTTCATATCCTCTTGTTGGTCCAGCAACATGGGATGGAAAAGTTTATGTTCAAAACTTATTTAATGCTGCAGGTATTAAAGAACCAATAACGAGCTTAGATGCACAAGTTCGATTGCTTATTTGGACATTTACAAACGGACAATGGATGGGCGTAGTACAACCTACGACGGTTGATGGATTTAAGGCCTGTACTGATCCAAGACAAGCAGCATATGCTTTTGAACGAAACTATGAACGTCCGGCAGCGACACATCCTGAACGTCAGGATTATGCAGTTAACTGGTATAACAAATTTAAAGATTTAAAACCAGGAGGAGCTACTGGAGAAGCAGGACTAAAACGTTTAGAATCTTTGATCGGACAAAGAATTGGTAATGGTCAGTGTTATGGCTTGTCTGCAGAATATTCAGGATATCTGGGTGGTTGTGGCATGGGTGCTGGAACAAAATATGGTTTAACTCATGTGATAGGAAATACTTCTGCAGCATCTGATATTGGTATTGCCTATGATTGGTCTGCTGTTGGTTGGAAAGTTATTCAAAATCCTAGATATGATCAATTAGTAGTTGGTGCAATTATTAATTGGGCAAGAGGTGGACAAGTGGGTTCATGGTTTGCTGATCCTACTTATGGACATACTGGTGTGATTAGAGGTTTAGAGAACGGACGTATTCAAACATACGAACAAAATACGGAATTAGGTATGATATGCGGAAAATTAGATCGACAATTTTATAATTCAAACAATATTTCTTCCATTGTCATACCACCGAAATAGGAGGGATATTCGTGGCAGAAACACAGCATAAAATGGTCCTATCCACCACCGAACCAAATAACGGAATAAATTTGGTTCGAATTCGGCAAGGGGATGTTTTAACGCAAAAGTTCGTTGTTGAAGTGGTGGAACATGGAAAACTAAAAACATTCGATGGCCTAGTGCCATTTTTTATTAATACAACAAAATTTGGCGAAAACCAACCTGTTGAACAAAAAGTACAAGAATACAGTCCAGCACAAGCAAGGCTTGTTTATACGTTAAGTGAGCCTGACTGGCAATGGGGCGGTGAAAACACCGCACATTTCAGTTTCCGATCACTTAATGGTGATGGAACTTGGATTGAACAATTTAGCACACAGGATTTTACCTATCGAGTCATTTCTGGAATATCTAGAAGCCAGTTACGTGACTCTGGCTATGTGTGGACCTTTGAAGATTTGCTAAGAAAATTCAAAGATTACATGGATCAGGGCAAAAATGACTGGGAGCAGTGGTTAGAAGATAATCGTGAAATACTGGAAAATATCGATCCAGGTGGTACGATCATTAACATTTTGAATGAAGCAAAAGGAGATTATGACAGTTTAGCCGCTCGCTTAGACGACATTCAAAATAAAACATTCAATGTTCCTAAAGGTGCAGAACAAGTGCCAATCAAAAGAGACAAACTTTTCTACGACAGAGGCGCGTATAACTGGGTTCGTCCTACTAACTTAGATACAGTGATCGCACAAGCGGACAAAACTAAGTTTAACATGGGATTTATGACGGATATCCACGTCGATTCACACGAGCAATTCTTAGATCACTTCGACCAGAAAGACAAAACAGAACGTCGTTGGAGCATTGTCGGACAATTCAGGACGCTAGAAACCTTTGCGGACGCGATGGTGTACGGCGGGGATAATATCGACGGATACAGTGGAGGAACAGCGTCGGGTATTTACCCTTATACCGAACAAGAAAGACGCGCGAAGAACTTACACGTGTTGAAACGCTTTGCTAGCGTAGCGACAGCAGGCGCAGAAGTTCCGATCATTCTTTGCCGTGGTAACCATGAAACAGGTAAAATCCCATACGCAAATGACGGACGTTCGCGGCTTGATTCGTTGACAGGTTCGGATATTGCCGTAGCATATGATAGCCGTTACGGTCCTACTTTGTTCCCTAGTAAAAAAGTTGCAATTTATCGTATTGACACCGACGATTTCGAAGACGCTACGAACTCGCAAGGAAAATTGATCGAGTTTTCTGGATATTACAATGGCGCTGAGTTCCCTCATGGAAAACTAGGACAAAACCAATTGCATGCCTTTGGACAATGGTTAGAACAACTTGATAGAAGCTATCACGTTGTAATTGTAGGACATGTACCTATGGAAAGAGAAAACGACGTAGCAAACGTGACGAAACTAGGAACCTTACTAGACGGCTTCAAACAAGGAGCAAGCGTAACTATTGATTACAATACAATGAACGGTTACAACCCGAGTCCTATGGGACAAAAGACTTACAACTTCGCAACAAAAGGACGCGGAACAGTTGCGGCAATCTTTGCGGGGCATTGGCACTATGAAACAGTGAAATATCTAGGTACAACGCCAATCATTGTAGGAACAAAAGCTTTTCCTTCCGAAGAGGAATACAACACAGCGAATGAAGCGGGGTTCGCAAACGTACAAATTGATACGGCAAAACGTACGATTAAAGTACAAGGTGTGGGCCACTACACTAATCGCAATTTCACGTATTAGGAGGTTTCATCAGTGGAAAAAGAAATTAAAAAATTGCAAGAATCTGTCAAGTGGATTTTACAACAATTAGCAATTCATTTCGATGGTACGCCGCAACAAGCGCATGTCGATGCTACACCTTTAAACGCTGGGTTTTGTACGCCAGAGATTGCGATGAATGCGCGTGGCATTGCTTTGAAAGATAACGAGCTAGGGTGGACATACACCAATGTGTACGATGTACCACCAGGCTTTTACGCTACCACTAATCAATGGTACAAAAACGGACAAATCACGATGTTTGGCGATGGCTCAATCATGTTACTAGGCGTCATGCAAGAACACAATAAACGGAAACTGCTTTGGGTTTCGGATGGTTACGGAGGAAATATCTACATCGCACGTACGCATAACGATGATAACGGATATAATAGCCCAGGTTTCCGTAAAGTTGTAACAACTTTTGAGCTATTCAAAGGCGAAAAGCACGGCGTAGGTACAACGATCGACTTAAAAGATAGCATGAAACACTATAGTTCCATGCGCATTCACATTCAAGGGTGGGGTGGGCAAGTGTACGAAGCAAATAACGTGGAAGGCCCAGTTATTATGTTCAGCAACTTATACGACGACGCAGGCGGTCTAGAAATGTACGAACTGAAGTTAGAACGCGTAACAGATACACGCTATAAAATCGTTCGTTCAGCGCAAGTAGCGATCACTGAAAAAATGAACTACCACAAAAGCACAAACGCAGAAATCCAAATTGTCAGAATAGAGGGTGTGAAATAATGGCGCATATCATTAAAAAAGGGCCTATCAAAGTGCCAACACAGCCGAAAGACTTCGATTTACAAGCAACAGGGCTCGTGTTTAAATCATACGATAATCAAATAGCGCTAGAGTTTAACGTCGTACAACAGGACGGCACACCGGCAGACTTGCTAGGCGCTAACTTGCGCTTATTGATGTTTATCTATGACGAAGTAGATGGAACAATTAAGAAAGAGCCAATCCCTTTCATCACGAAAAACCTCATCACTGAAAGCTTCTTAAACGGACACGTCGTGTATATCTTGCCGGAAGCGATGAAAGCTTATAACGGCATGGTAGAAGCCTATGTCTACATCGAGTATCCAGACGGATCAACAAGCGATAACTTAGGCTTTACATTCCGTATGAAACGTTCAGCAATCGACGGACTAGCGCAAGATAAAGCAGACTATTTCATCGAAGACTTCAAACAATTGTTAGCGGCAGCAAGCTTAGAAGCGAACAAAACAATCGAAGGGCTAGATACCGAAATTAAAAACTTACAACAAGCGACAAAAGACGCAAACACAGCAGTTGACGGCGCGATGGATCGTATTGACGGGCTAGAAGCAGAAATCGGACAACTAGAAAGATTGCGCGAAATGTATATCGATACATTGGATTTCGAAGGCTATGACTACAGCGGGCGTCCTAACTTAGCACCCAACCTAGATTTTTCTAAGTTAAGCAAGAGCACTTCGTCTTTCCAAACGCCAGAATCGTTCGTTCAAGACCACGGAACGCATTTCACTATAACGTTAACTCACGAATCAGCAGCGGGGAAAAACCTGAATGTTTTTATGCCGAATTTTGCAAGATTGGAAAAAGGCGCAACTTACATTGTTTCTATTCCTATGATGATTAGTTCAGACTTTATAATCGGTAAAGCCGCGATGTATTACACTACGCAAACGGCAAATCCGGTACAAACGTATAGACCTGTCACAATACAAGCTACCGAGGAAAGTCGGGGGGGATGGGCAGTCGTAAAGAAAACATTTACAATACCTTCCAATCATCCGGACGGAGAGTATAACTATTTACAGTTTTTTCAAAACGCAGGCTGCCCTGGCGAGATATCCATCGGTTACGACATCAAAATTGAAAGGGTGGATTCCACAAGCGATCAAGCAACACCATACCAGCCTAACTTATTGGCAGAACCTTATAACATGTGCCGCGAATATCCTAATGAGAACATGGTGATAAATAACGACCCGGTAACTAGCAGCGCTTATTTAGTTAAAAACTACCAAATTAAACCGCTTGTGAAAGGCAAAAAATACACTCTCACGTTAAAAGGTACAAAACCAAGTACGCAAATGTGGCGTCCTTTCTTCAATAGAGAGGGTAGCCCCGATTTCGGTTTCGGCGACTTAAAACCTGTTCCGGGCGTTCCGGACTTATGGACAGGCACATTCACAGCGCCAGACAATTCGAAAGCCGAAGGTGCTTACATGGCAGTCTATCAAGTGCCAAACACAAGCGTCGGTCAATGTAAAATCGATTGGTGCAAACTCGAAGAAGGCGAAGTAAGTACACCGATCGACGTGCCAACCTACAAAGGGTTAGGCATCCTAGACACGAACGACCCTACGAAATACGTATGGAACTACACCGAACTAGTAGACGTCGACGGCATTCAAGACGCACTAGAAAATGTCGAACAACGCGCGCTAGTTCTTGAAGATGAACAAGAGAAACTAGCCGGACGACTAAACAACGTCAACACCGCGCTGAACACCGTACAAAGTACCGCGGATCAAATCCTTGCTGAGGTAACAGCGGCGGACGTAATGAAAGAAACGGATTTGCCGGGCTATCTAGCAAACAAACCGATCGTCGCCGGTGGCATGGCAGACTTCGCGGGCAAAGTAGCGCAGAAAGTACATCCAAATCCACATAAATGCGCGAATTATGCTATTGCGTACGAACATGCAAGCCAAGCGCCTAGCAAGTGTATTAACTACGAAATGACACAGGGTGGGTATGATAAAATAATTAAGTTAGACGGATCGCTCATAAATTCCGCCACTAACACGGTAGGACAAACGGCGAGCCTTGCATTTAAGTTTGATTTAATATCACAAATTACAAAAGACTATCCTTCTTTCTTTGACGATTGCCCAACGCAAGACGAGAAAGTAATGAAAATCCGCAACTATATCGAGAGTGCTGTGTTAACAATTCACTCTAAAAACACAAACAGCGAATGTTATATCAGTGTGGCGCAAGGCGACGTGTGGGGCGCAGAAGTGAAAAAAGGAAGTTACAACGAAAGCACCGTAACTGAAAAAGTGTACGATCAACTAGCACAAAACTTATTCACACGCGCACGTGTACAAGATGACGGTTCTATCATTTTCCGTGCAAGAACTCGGACAATCCAAGCGAGCGAAACAAATGTAACAGTCAAGCAAGAAGTCGACTACGCACGCCTAGATTACACATTAAATCTAAGTTCTGACGACTTCCTAACACCAATCGAAAGAGACGTAACGAAAGACAATCTCACACAAATCTTGTCGGATGATTCCGCAACGATTAAAGGTGTAATGGACTTCAAGTTTAAATCGCGCGGCAGCTACGGCAATTGTCCGCATTCTGCTTACGAAAACGGCACTAGAAGCCAAGTTACCAACATGAGTGAACTTAGTTACGAAGTCGTGGCGGACTTCTACAGCAGAGTTCAAAACAAAGGAGATAACCTTGCATACATCCTTCAAACGGACGGCGCAACCGGGCACGTACCACAAGCTAAGTATAAATTTGACTTAGTAGCCGCAATCGAAAAAGAACATCCGCGCCTATTCAAAGGACTAACGACAACAAAACAAAAAGTTGACGTGTTAAAAGCGAAAATGCAAGAGCTGAAATTCAATGTATGGGCGCGTGGAGAAGGTGACGAAGGATTCGTGCAAGTTGGTAGTTCGCTTTCGAACTCAGACGCAATCACTAGCACACAAAATAAAGATATAGGCGAAACAGCCGAGTTCGCATGCGTAGGCCTTCATTTTGACAATAACGCCGCTTGCAGCAAATATATCAACGACGACGGAACAATTTTGTATTGGTTGCGTGGTAGTGTAGTAAGAGATTCGTTACCACAACCGAAAGTTATCATCGACTATGTGAACCTAGAATACACGTTAAGCGATAAACCAAGTGATTATGTAGTATCTCAAACGGACGCTACTTATTTAGCGACAGTAGCTAAAACAAAAGAGCTAGACCGCTACAAAGAGTATTTCGGTTTGTCCGCAACATCGCTCGGGGCAGATACGCCAAACCAAGCAACGATTCCGTTCGGGCCTTCCGTAGGGTTGCATGGTACGCGTGCAGTAACGCTGAACGGCGGAGTATTCACAGCTACGAAACAATGTAAACTGTTATTCGATTTCTCTATTAAAATGCGCGGTAACGACAAAACAGGTTATATTTATGTCAAACCGTACAAAAACGGGGAAAAAGTGGACGAAGAAGCGTGCGCGGCAGTTGGTGGGTTCAGAGATAGCACAGGTGCAACAGCTACACTGAAATTTCAAAATAACACTCCGCTGAAATATATAGCGGAATTGAATACCGGTGACACGTTGGAGTTCAAAGTTGAAATAGGTTCATCTGATAAGATTCAAGAAGTCAAAATGTTGTTTGGGACAATTGAAGAAATTTAAGGACGAAGAAGCATACTCAAACGAGTATGTTTTTATTTTGTAATGAAAAAGGAGTGAGTGCTAAAACATGGAAAAAGATGAACAATTGATCCGAGAAATTCTTCAGCGACTAGCCAAAATCGAAGCAAATACAGACGGACTTCGAGAAGTGAAGGATGCAGCTTTAAAAGCATTGAATATTTCTGAAACTAATCAGCAGGATATTAAAAAAATGCAAGATAACCAAACTTGGTTATGGCGATCCGTAGCTGGGCTTTTCATTGCTTATATTGTAAAAGTACTGTTCAAAATTTAGAAAGGAGGTGAGATTATGGAAAAAGCAATTAATGAAATTATTGGAACGGGCGTAATCATAAGTCCAATAGTAATGATTTTAGTTGAAGTAATGAAGAAGCCAAAACTAATTCCCTCACAATGGTTAGCACCAGCTGCTTGTCTTGTGGGGGTTTTGTTTGCAGTTGTTTTGGCAGTGACATATCCCGAGCTGGGATCATGGCAGCAGTTAGCACTTTCTGGAATTGTTGCTGGAGGCATTGCAAGTGGTATTTATACACAAACTAAATTAAAAAAGTAGGAGGAAAAACATGAAAAAGAAAATTTTTGTAGGAGCCGTTGTGGCTCTTTTTTTGTTGCCAGTAAACGCATTTGCCTATACTATTAACGATGAATATAATCTAGCTCCAAATCAAGGGGATTCAAGATTAGCAATTCCTAACAAGATTATTTTGCACGAAACTGGAATAGATGCACCAGCAAGAAATGTAGCAGCCAACATGAAAAATAATTATAACGGAAGCAATCCTTATACCACAGATGTTATTGGTGACGGTGGGATTGTTTACCGTGTGGGTGAGCAAGGATATGTTTCGTGGGGAGCTGGTAACGCCAATCCTTATGCGCCTGTACAGATTGAATTACAGCGCACATATGATAAAGCATTGTTTGAGAAAAACTATCGAGCTTACATTGAATATACAAGAGATAGTGCAAAAAAATATGGAATTCCATTGACTCTTGATCAAGGAACTTCTTTATTTACAAAAGGAATCATTTCTCATTTGTGGGTGACAAATTATGTTTGGGGAAATCACACCGATCCATATGGTTACTTATCGCAAATGGGAGTCAGCAAAGAAAAGCTTGCTTATGATTTAGCTCATGGATTTACCGATGAAAATCCAACTACTTCAGATGATAAACCAGTCATTGATCCAACTAGAGCAGGTGCTGCAAATCCTACGCTGACAGATGGAACAAATTACGCCCACATTGATCAGTTCGGAGAAATCGAAAACGCAAACTTGCATGTAGCTGGATGGCACATTGCTAACTATAAATACGAGTATATCTTCATTATGGATTACAATACTGGGAAAGAATTAGCTAGAGTAAAAGCTGATGGAATTTATAGACCGGATGTAAATCAAGCGTATGGGACATCTGGAAATGTTGGCTATCATGTATCTTTTAACATGCGCAACTTCCCTAATAAGAAAGTTTATGTCATGATGCGGGCAACGAATGATCCAGAGGGAAACACTAAAGGCGGTGCGCAAGATTTCCATGACAAACGTTGGTATTTAAATATTCCTAAACGATAAAAATAGCTCCTCGTTGAGGAGCATTACATAACTATATTGACAACTATAAAAATCATTCGATAAAATAGTGATGTTATCGCATATCTTTACTATCACCCATAAATAGTCACACTCCAAGATATGCGATAACACGTTTGTTGCCACACATTCTAACTGAATGATCGTTTTATGGCTTTATGTGGCAACAACCTGTACTCTTAGCTCAGTTGGTCAGAGCAGACGGCTCATAACCGTCCGGTCGTAGGTTCGAGTCCTACAGGGTACATAAGATAAATTCAGTTCATTAACCGTTTGTCGAACACTTACCCGATTAGAATTTTAAATACGTTTTTGACTACGTTTTGAAATTTAGTTAGTACTAATATTTTATAACTAGAAGCAAAAATTAGGGTAAATCGCTAAAATATGCTAGTAATTTTCTTCTATTACCAGTCATATATAAATCCTGTACCTTCCTTATATCAACGATTAGAGGTTGTGAAGAAGCTGTCCTGCATCAAGTAATAAGAACGGCCAAACAAAAATAGCTTTTCCTATTTTTTCGTTTGGTTGGGCTTATTACCGCAGATGCAAGCTTTTGAACACCGTTTGTTCGGAATAAGGGGCTGTGACAAGACTTTTGTCACAGCCCCTTATTGTTGTACTTTTAACCTACAATATTTTTTGATTCCCCCTGAGTACTATTTTTTATAAATGCTAGTAAATAAATCTTCTTTGGCCTTTTTTTTGATAAAAAAAATACTAGATGTAAGATAAAAGTGTAAAAACGATTTGTTTTAGGAGGGGAAACG